GAGCCGCCCCTCGGCGCCCGCCGGCAGCTCATGCTGATCACACTCACGACCGCGGGCGACGACCGCCCGGAGAGCGTCTACGCGCAGGAGAACGACTACGCGACGAAGGTGCTCGAGGGCACGATCGAGGACGACACGACGTTCGCCTACATCGCGACGATCGATAAAGGCGACAATTGGGCCGACCCCGCGGTGTGGGAGAAGGCAAACCCAAATCTCGGGATCTCGGTCAAGCTCGACGACCTCGAGCGCCAGGCGCAGAAGGCGGCGAAGTCTCCCTCGGCGCAGTCGGCATTCAAGCGGCTCCGCCTCAACGTGCGCACGTCGTCTGCCGAGCGCGCGATCGACATGGAGACCTGGGCGAAGAACGGCGGGCAGCGGATCGACCCCGCCGACCTGAAGGGCCGCAAGTGCTGGGGCGGGCTCGACCTTTCGAGCAAGATCGACATTTCGGCGTGGGTGAAGCTGTTCGAACCGGACGAACCTGGTGGCCGGCTGCTGGTCGTGCCGCGGTTCTGGATGCCGCTCGACACGCTCGAGCAGCACGCCGAAAAGGACCGCGTGCCGTATCGGGAGTGGGTCGATCAGGGCTACATCGAAGTGACGCCGGGCAACGTTGTCGACCATGCAGAGATCGAGCGGGCGGTGCTTGGCGACAACATCGACTTTGCCATCGACTCCGTGGCCTACGACTCATGGAACGCGACGCAGCTGGCGACCAGCCTTCTCGGCCAGGGCGTCGCGATGGTGGAGTTCGTCCAGGGCCTCCGGAGCTATAGCGAGCCGACGAAGGAACTGATCAACCTGCTGGTCGATACCAAGCTCGACCACGGCGACAACCCGGTCCTGCGGTGGATGGCGTCGAACCTGAAGACGCAGCGCGACAAAAACGAAAACCTGATGCCGCACAAGCTGCACTCGACGGGGCGCATCGACGGCATCACGGGCCTGATCATGGCGATTGGACGAAGGATGCAGCCGGCCGAGGGCGGCTCGTATCTCGCGACCGATGACCTGCTGGTCCTTTGAGGAGATCACATGAGCTCGATTGCCCGAGGCCTGCGCGCGCTCGCCGCGGGACTGCCGACCGTCATCCGTGATCTCGCCGGGCTGGCTGGTGCCGGCCTGATCGCGTACGGCGTTTGGCTGATCTACGTTCCGGCCGGCTTCATCACCGCCGGCGCACTGCTGCTGATCGGCGCCATCCTGAAGGCGTTGGCCGACAATCGCACCGGGCCTGACGCCTGATGAGCCGCGGCCTGTTCGGCGCGCTCGCCACCGGCATCCGTCGTGCCGAAGGCAAGGCGGTCGACGCCTCGGCGTTGACCTGGCAGGCGCTGCTCGGAAACCAAAACTCGCGCGCGGGCGTGTCGGTCAACATCAACTCGGCGCTCAAGGTCTCGACGGTGTTCGCCTGCCTCCGCGTGCTGGCGAACGGAATCGCGCAGGTGCCGCTCAAGCTCTATCGCGAAGACGACGACGGGCTCAAGACGATCGCCAAGGATAACCCGGTGCACCGCCTGATATGGCGCCGGCCGAACGCCTGGATGACGTCCTTCGAGTTCCGCCAGATGATGATGTTTCACGCCGGCCTGCTCGGTGTCGCCGTCGCCTATGTTGGGCGCATCCGGAAGGAGCCGCGCGAGCTGATCCCGTTGATTCCGGGCGCGTTCACGCTGAAGCAGGCGGCGGATTGGACGATCACGGCGGAAGTGCAACGGCCTGGTGGCGGCGTCGAAACGCTGTCGCGCGACGAACTGTTCATCCTGCGCGGCCCATCTTGGAGCGGGCCCGCTGGCCTCGAGGCGCTGTCTTTGGCGCGCGAGGCGATCGGGCTGGCGATCGCCACCGAGGAAACGCACGGCGCGCTGCACGCCAACGGCGCGGCGCCTGGCGGCATTCTGTCGATCAAGGGCACGCTCGACCCGGCGGGGCGGGAGCGGCTCAAGGCGAGCTGGGCGCAATACCAGGGTGGGCTGCGAAACAAGTTCAAGACTGCCGTGCTCGACCAAGAGGCGACGTGGACGCCGATGGCGATGACGGGAGTCGACGCTCAGCACCTCGAGACGCGGCGCTTCCAGATCGAGGAAATCTGTCGCGACCTCGGTGTGTTCCCGCAGATGGTCGGCTACAGCGACAAGGCCGCGACGTTCGCGTCGGCCGAGGCGTTCTTCCTGGCGCACGTCGTGCACAGCCTCAATCCTTGGGTGGAAAACTGGGAACAGGCGCTGGCCCGCGATCTGCTGCCGGCCAACGACGATTCGCTTATGGCGAAGTTCTCGCTGCAGGGCCTGCTGCGCGGCGACAACAAGACCCGCGCCGAGTTCTACGCCTCCGGCATCGTCAACGGCTGGCTGACCCGGAACGAGGCGCGCCGGTTCGAAGAGTTGAACCCGATACCTGGCCTCGACGATCCGCTGCTGCCGCTGAACATGGGCACGCAGACCGAACGCGATGCGCTCGCGAAGGATGTCACCGCGGCCGTGAAGTCGATGCTGGGGCACAACGGCGGGCCGGCGATCGACGACGCCGAACTCGAGCGCAAGGTCGGGCGGGTCCTGTCGGGCGCCAACGAGCGGCGCATCATCGGCGCGCGCGACAATCTCGACGAAGTTCTCGCATCGCTGGGAGATACCTGATGCGCGTCATCGAACGCAAAGACACACCGGGCTTTCAGACGAAGCACCGCCTGAACTTCGGCATGACCGAAGTGAAGTTCGCCGAGGGCGCGCCTGTCGGCACGTTCTCCGGCTATGGCGCCGTGTTCACCGTCGAGGATCTCGGCGGCGACGTCATCCTGCCTGGCGCATTCAAGGAGACGCTGGCGGCGCGGCCTGCCTCCAAGGTCAAGATGCTCTGGCAGCACGGCTACGACGACAACAGCATGCCGGTCGGCGTGTGGACCAGGATGGAGGAAGACTCCAAGGGCCTCTTTGTCGAGGGCCGGCTTATCGCGCTGGAAACCGACCGCGGACGGCAGCTGCACGAGGGCATGCAGGCCGGCGCCATTGATGCAATGTCGATCACGTACGTCGCGACCGACGTGATCTACGGCAGCAAGGAAGGCGAGCCGTGGCGCACGATCCGCAAGCTCGATCTCTACGAGGTCGGCCCCGTGCTATTCGGCATGAACGAATCCGCCCTGATCGACGAGGCGAAGGCTGCGTCGCAGATCAAGACGATACGAGATTTCGAGACCTTCCTTCGGGATGAAGGCGGGTACTCGATTGCTGCCGCCAAGGCGATTGCCAGCGGCGGCTTCAAAGCCAATCCGACCCTTCGGGATGAAGGTGGAGCGGCGAACGACCTGGGATCTCTGCGCGAGCGGATGGCCAGGCTTTTGTCCAAACCCTGAAGAGGAATAAAACCATGCACGTTCCGACCCGTGCCACGCGCCGCGCGATGCGCGCCGGTGGCTTCGATACCAAGGATGCCGGCGGCGACGTCGCCGAGCTGAAGAAGGCCGTCGATCTGATGATGCGCGGCTGGGAGGAGTTCAAGTCGACCAACGACGAACGACTCAAGGCCATCGAGAAGAAGGGTTCTGCCGACCCGCTGCTCGACACCAAGCTCGCGAACATCGAGGCGAAGGCGCTCAAGGCTGGCGAGGAAGTCTCCGCCAAGCTGCAGGCCGCCGAAGCCGAGAAGAAGCAGCGCGACGCCGACGCGAAGGAACTTCGCGACCAGGTCGACGCGCTCGAGCTCAAGCTGAAGCGCCCCGGCGCCGGCAGCGAAGACTCCAAGCGCGAACTGAAGGCGCATCACGACGCCTGGGCGCGCGGCGTCATGGTGTCGATCGCCACCGGCGGCGGCATGCCGACGAACGAGTCGCAGAAGAAGGCCTTCGAGCGGGTGCAGGCGGAAGCCAAGGCGCTCGGGATCTCCAACGACACCACCGGCGGCTATCTCGCCCCGGCGGAATACGTCCGCGAGATCATCAAGGGCGTGACCGAGATCAGCCCGGTCCGCCAGCTGGTCCGTGTCCGCTCGACGATCAACAAGTCGATCCTGGTCCCGAAGCGCACCGGGCAGTTTGCCGCGGTGTGGGTCGCCGACCAGGGCACCCGCAGCGAGACCGACGGTCTGCGCTACGGCATGCTGGAGATCCCGACGCACGAGATGTACGCGCTGGTCGACATCTCGCACCAGAACCTCGAGGACTCCGCGTTCGACCTCGAAGCCGAGATCCGCAGCGAGACCGACGAGCAGTTCGCGCTCGCCGAGGGCACCGCCGTGGTGAGCGGAAATGCCGTCGGCAAGCCGGAAGGCTGGATGACCAACGCCAGCGTGGCCGAGACGGTGTCCGGGACCGCGGCCACGATCGCCGACGTCGACGGCCAGGCCAACGGCCTGTTGACGCTCAAGCATGCGATCAAGACGGCCTACACCCGCAACGCCTCGTGGGCGCTGAACCGCACCACGCTCGGCTCGGTCCGCAAGCTGAAGGATGCGGACAAGGGCTACATCTGGATGCCGGGCATTGCCTTGGGCAAGCCGAACACCATCGACGGCGACCCCTACGTCGAAGTGCCCGACATGCCGAGCGAGGGTGCCAACACCTATCCGATCGCGTACGGCGATTTCATGCGCGCCTACACGCTGGTGGACCGCATCAACATGGTCGCGCTGCGCGATCCGTACACGCAGGCCACGAGCGGCAACATCCGCTTCCTGATGTACCGCCGCATCGGCGGCCAGGTGATGCTGGCGGAGGCAATCCGCAAGCTGAAGTGCTCGACCTGATCGGCTGACGCCGATCGACGGCCGCGCCGGCGGGGCCTGATCCGCCGGCACCATTTCCCGTCCTCTTCTTCGCGAAAGGAGTCGCCCGATGCGCGACCTTCACAACAACGTCTACCCCAAGCGTGCGCTGAGCCCTGTCGCGGCCGGCACGGACAACACTGCGCTCGTCTCGCAGATCCTCGACATGCAGGGCTACGAGGCGGCCGAACTGGTCGTGATGATCGGCGCCAACACGGACGCCGACGCCACGTTCACCGTTCTGATCGAGCATGGCGACGCCTCCAACCTCTCTGGCGGCGAAGCTGTTCCCGATGCCCAGTTGGTCGGCACCGAGGTGCTGGCGTCGTTCCAGTTCGACGACGACAACGAGTGCCGCAAGATCGGCTACATCGGCAACAAGCGCTACGTGCGCGCGACGATCACGCCGGCCAACAACGCGGCCGGCAATATCTTCATCGCGGCGGTCTGGCTGCTGGGCTTCCCGCGTGAAGCGCCGACGAGCAATCCGCCCGCTTAAAAAGCGGCGCAATCTGCGGTATAAAGGCGAAGCCGCACACGCGCGTCAACGCATGTGCGGCTTCTAACCACACTCACCGAGGGAACGGTGCGCATGGCTGCGTCTATTGAGTGCCCGAATGCCGAATTTCCGCAAGAGAAGACTTGCACACGCTGCGGGGAAGCGAAGCCTCTTCTGGCATTCCCGGCTCGCCGAGCGTCGCGTGACGGACTGAGAGAAAGCTGCAAGCGGTGCAACGCAGCGGCTACGCGTGATTACCGTCGACGAAACAGAGAGAAGGTCGAGGCGTACGACCGAGAATACAAAGACGCGAACCGAGATTTGCTGCGGGCAAGGGCGCGGGCGCGCCAGGCTGTTCGCCGATCTGGAAATTCCGAGGCGGTGCGGAGAGCGAAGCGCGCGTGGAGCGCGACGGACAAAGGGCGAGCGTCCAGGCAAAGATGGCGGGAAAACAACCCGGATCGCGAGCGTGCCCACTCTGCAAAGAGGCGCTCGACGGCGAAAGGGCGACTGGAGAACTCGTTTCGGTCCCAGATAAATGCATCGATCGTAAAAGGATCAAAGGCGGGCAGGCGAACGTTCGCCATCCTCGGCTACACTTCCGATGAACTTAAACGCCACCTTGAGCGTCAGTTCGTGGGCCGAATGTCGTGGAAGAATTACGGCGAGTGGCACGTCGACCACATCTTGCCATTGGCGATGTTCCATTATTGCACTCCCGACGACGCTGACTTCCAGGCAGCGTGGAGCCTTTCGAATTTGCGGCCGCTCTGGAGTGGCCAGAATTTTTCCAAGTCCGCCAAGCGGCAACATCTACTTTAGCGAGGTCCGCCATGAAGGCTGTTGTCACCACCCCGTTCGACGGCGCGCTCGACGGCACGATCTACCCAAAGCATTTCGTTCCAGGCGATGTCGTCGATGGCGACCTTGCCCGCGTCGCGCTCGAGCAGGGCTGGGCGATCGCAGACGAAACGACCGAGCCGAAGCCGCCGGCCGACATTCCGGCCGATTGGGAAACCTTCAACGCCGCGGATACCGTTGCGCTCGCCAGGACGCTGGGCGCCGACGATGCCGTGAAGACCAAGGCCGCGGCCGTCGAGTTCGTCGCCGCCGAGGTCGCGAAGCGCGCCGCCGAGGCGCAGGTCTGATCCGATGCGGGCGCCGCTCTTCGAGATTGTGACGGCGGCTGCCAACGCGGCAGCTCGGCGCCTGACCACGAAGGAAAACGTCAAGGCGGCGCTGCGGGAAACCGGGACCAGTGACGACACGCTGATCGATCAGTATATCGATCGCGTCTCGGCTCGGGCCGCCGTCTACTGCAAGCTCGCCCGCACCGGCACGACGCCACCGACATTCGGCGCCGAAACGCTGCGCGCGACATGGTACGCCGAGCCCGGCTGCTACTACCGCGAGGCGGATCAGCTCCTCCTGCCTTGGCGCGTGCCCGTGACCTCGATCAGCTCTGTCGTCGAAGACGGCACGACGTTGGACCCGAACACCGACTACAAGCTCTTGGACGGCGGTCTACTGCAACGACTCGACAGCGTG